ATATAAACACCCTAAAAGCAAAAGGATGTTGTATATATTAGTATATATTGTTTGATTTAGAGATAGATATGGTCTAATTTCGTTTTCATATATATTGCAAGTTGTAAAAAATATTACAAAATTTTTTTTCAAAAGGGGTTATGAAAAAGAACCGAAAAGGATGCTACAACGAGAAGATCGCCATTTGTTATTTAATGGCTAAAGGTTTAGATGTGTTTGATTCTTGTCAAACGAACGGTGCAGTAGATTTAATAACCTTTAATTCAGACACCGGTGATGTTCAATGTTGGGAAGTAAAAACAGAAAACTTTAGATTAAGTGGAAATAAAAAAGGAGTTCCTATTTCTAGAGGGTTGCGAAATAAGAAATTTAAATCTATAATAAACTTACTGTATGTGCATAACGGCAAATGCCGCGAAGGTAAAAGAAAATGAACGAAGAACTAATTAATAATCTACCACCTGATGCGAAAAAAGAATTTATAAAATACGCATTAAAACTTTCTGAAAAGAAAACCAAATCCAAGGTCCACGATGACTTCTTGAGTTTTGTCAAACACGTATGGCCAGAATTTATCGAAGGTAAACATCACAAAGAAATTGCTGACAAATTTAATAAACTCGCACAGGGTAAAATTAAAAGGCTTATTATTAATATGCCACCAAGACACACCAAGTCAGAGTTTGCATCTTTTCTTTTACCGTCATGGATGGTTGGTCGAAGACCTGACTTAAAAATTATTCAAACAACACACACCACCGAACTAGCAATACGATTCGGTCGTAAAGCTAAAAACTTAATGGATAGTCAAGAATACAAACAAGTATTCCAGACCCGATTACGAGAGGACAGTCAAGCAGCTGGTAAATGGGAAACCGAACAAGGTGGAGAATATTATGCAGCAGGTGTTGGATCTGCCATCACGGGTCGTGGAGCGGACTTACTTATTATTGATGACCCACACAGTGAGCAAGATGCACTGAATATGACTGCAATGGAAAGAGCTTACGAGTGGTATACTTCAGGACCACGACAACGTTTACAACCGGGTGGAGCAATTGTTGTTGTTATGACAAGATGGAATATGAAAGATCTAACAGGGATGTTATTAAAATCACAAAAAGAATTAAAATCAGATCAATGGGATATTGTAGAGTTCCCAGCTATCATGCCATCGGGTAAACCTGTCTGGCCAGAGTATTGGAAGTTACAAGAACTAGAATCTGTTAAAGCTTCTTTATCTGTTGGTAAGTGGAATGCACAGTGGATGCAAAACCCAACGTCTGAAGAAGGTAGTTTAATTAAAAGAGAATGGTGGAACGTGTGGGAGAAAAGTTATATTCCACCTCTTGAACATATCATTCAAAGCTATGACACAGCGTTTCTTAAAAAGGAATCTGCAGATTACTCTGCTATTACTACTTGGGGTGTGTTTTATCCAACTATCGATTCGCCTGCTAATTTAATACTATTAGATGCAATGAAAGAACGACTAGAGTTTCCAGAACTCCGTAAAGTAGCATTAGAACAGTATCGATATTGGAATCCTGAAACAGTTATTATAGAAGGTAAAGCATCTGGGATGCCACTCACATATGAGTTGCGAAAAATGGGCATACCTGTTATAAACTTCACTCCTAGTAAAGGAAACGATAAACATGCTAGGGTGAACTCTGTTTCTCCACTTTTTGAGAGTGGTTTAATTTGGGCACCTGAAGACAAGTTTGCCGAAGAGGTTATAGAGGAGTGTGCATCATTTCCTTATGGAGATCACGATGATTTGGTGGACAGTACAACACAAGCGGTAATGAGATTCCGTCAGGGAGGATTTATATCTCACCCTGAAGATGAAAAAGAAGATTCATTACCAGCAATAGAGAGAACGTATTATTAATGGCACAAGACTTTTCAAATTATATCAATACCTATAAAGGCAGTTCAGTATTACAAAATCAATTTCCAAACATGAATGATTACTTGGCGTTGTTTGGTTACAACCAAGGAACAACTCCTTCATCAGCTACAACTTCTACAACACCATCTACACCTTCAACTTCATCAGGTGTTCAAGGAATTATAAATAAAAACATAAATCAATATCAAGGCGGTGGTGGTGGTGGAGGAGGAATAACAACTTTAGATCCTTATTCTCGTTCTCAAGGAACACCTTTAGATCCAAATAGTTTTTTAGGAAGAACAATTCAAGGAGTAAAAGACTTTGGTACTTCAGTATTTGATAGATTTTCTGGTTCTAAAGTAGGAGAAGGGATTACAGAGGGTGCAACTAAATTTAAAAATATAGCATTTACTCCTATGATGGCTTTAGCTAATATGAGAAACCCATTAAACCCTAGCGCACAAAATTATAATCCAGCTCTTCAAGGTCAAATAGATATGCTTGAAGGAATGACAGGAACAAGAGTGTTTGGAACATCTGATAATTTACAGTTTGAAGATGCAGCAATGATAGGTCGAGACCCTAATTCTGGTTTAGGAAAGTATGGACCAGGTTCAGTATTGTCTGGTCAAAATGTTGTATCTGGTTTTGGAACTAATGACTATGTAGGACAATTACAAAATTATATTGATAAAATGATGAGTTATAAAACTCTTACTACATTTCAACAAGCTAAACTTGATAGAGCTCTTGCAGAAAAAGCAGCAGCAGAAAAAAAAGCACTTGAAGAATTTAATGCTTCACAAGCAGCAGCTCTTACAAGAGAAATGGCTAGACAAAATAAAAAAGATAATACTGGTGGCTATCAAGCTGGGTATGGTGGTGATTTTATGGATGGTGGTAATAGAGGAAGAGGAAATGATCCAGATGATAAAGGTGGTTCAGATAGTATGGGTTCATTTGCTAGAGGCGGTAGAGTAGGATTTAAAAAAGGTGGACTTGCAACAATGTTTAAATTAAAAGGATAATCATGGCAGAAATAGATGACGCTTTACCGAATCAATCAGTAAGCGACGAAGAATTCAAAGAAACAGAAGTAACTGAAGTAGAAACACCTAACGAAGATATTATCGAAGCATCAGAAGATGTAGAAGTAACAATGGATGATGATGGTGGAGCTGAAGTATCTTTTGATCCAAATGCAGTTGATCCGTCAATGGCTCAAGATCATTTTGCAAATTTAGCTGAATCACTAGGTGAAGAAGTTTTATCTCCATTAGGAAATAAACTTTACGATCAATACACCGAGTATAAAGAATCTAGAGGAGATTGGGAACAATCTTATAGAGAAGGTTTAGAACTATTAGGATTTAAATATGAAAGACGAACAGAACCTTTCAGAGGTGCATCAGGGGTTAATCACCCAGTACTAGCAGAAGCAGTTACTCAATTTCAAGCACAAGCTTACAAAGAATTATTACCAGCCGATGGTCCAGTTAGAACTCAAATTTTAGGAGCAATTACTCCAGAGAAACAAGACCAATCACATCGTGTTAAAGATTTTATGAATTATCAAATAATGGATCAGATGAAAGAGTATGAACCAGAGTTTGATCAAATGCTTTTCTATCTACCCCTCTCCGGTTCTACCTTTAAGAAAGTCTACTATGATGATCTATTAGGTAGAGCCGTTTCAAAATTTGTACCGGCAGATGATTTGATTGTACCCTATTCTGCAAATTCATTAGATGATGCAGAAGCAATAATTCATGTAATTAAGATTTCTGAAAATGAATTAAGAAAACAACAAGTAGCAGGATTCTATAGAGACATAGAATTAGGAAATCCTCCTGTAACTGAAAATCAATTAGAAGACAAAAAATTAGAACTAGAAGGAATTTCTAAAGATGGTCAAGAAGATCAATACACACTTTATGAAATACATACTAATTTAGATTTAGAAGGCTATGAAGATATGGGACCTGATGGCGAACCAACAGGGATTAAACTTCCATATGTAATCACAATCGCCGAAGCCAATCAAAAAATTTTATCAATCAGAAGAAACTATGCTGAAGGTGATAAGATGATGAAAAAAATACAATACTTTGTACAATTTAAATTTTTACCTGGAACTGGTTTCTATGGCTTTGGTTTAATTCATATGATCGGTGGTTTAACTAGAACAG